TCTTCACGGGGTGGTCTCGCATCGTTGGGCGGTGGGGGCTGTGTCGCAGTTGTCGCGTACACGGTCGGAGCATCCGGCGACGATCCAGATGGCGACGGCCCCGAGGAGGACGACGAGTACAGCGGCGGATCTCATGGGAGCGGGTGGTTGCTGTTGTAGACGCCTTGCGCGATCCATGCCTCGTATTCCTCGTCGGTCATGAGTCGTTCGGTGTCGTCGACTTGGATGTACACCGAGTCTTGCGGATAGAGAGTCTTGTATTCCTCGGGGGTCATGGTTGCTCCTAGTTGCGGTAGCCGTAGACGCGAATTGTGCCGCCGCTGAATGTGCCGGTGTCAATCGCAAGGGTGAAGTCGGTGTAGGCGGTCGCGACACGATGTTCGCCAACCGTAGTGCCGTAATTGAGGTCGTTCTGATACGACCCGCCGATGAGTTTGGTGTACCTAGCAAGGTTCGGGCCGAATAACTCGCATCGAACGTGTCCGGCTTGTCCTGCGGTGCCTCCGCCTACCCATGCCCAAGACGTCTGATTATTGCGAGCCGCGCCAAGCGGTGTTGATGCTGTTACTAGTCCGTAGTTGAGGAATTGGTAGTAACCAGTGGCAGATGCGCCGAGAGTCAAAGTCATCGCGCCGTTAGCCGACACCGTTCCGTCGACCCAAGTGATCATGTAGTTGTTGTATGTGCTGGAGAAGGCCCCGGTCACTTGTACCGATGAGACGGCTGTGCCGACGGTCTGCGTCTTGACCAGCCACAAGCCGACAGCATTCATGTCCGCCGCCGTCAAAACCTCGCCGCTAGAAAATGAGGGGTATCCCATAAATCACCATCCTAAACGATTCTGGTCAAGTCGACCTTGAGTATTGCTATTCAGAATAAAAACCTCATAAAACGCGCGCGGACTCCAATAGGCAGTCGTGACGGTCTGGTCGGGAGTGCCTGAAATTTGTACGCCTTCTAATACGACGTCAAGTTCGGTTGTCGATCCGGCACCAGGCACCGAATAGTGAAGGCTCAAACCCCAAAAATTAGGGGTCGTAATGTACGACAACCAGTCGGAAAACTTGGCTGACGTGTTGCCGGTGTCGGTGATAGTTGTCTCGAAACGTAACGTCATTGGTTCGCCTTGGCTGTAGGCAATCCATTGGGCGAGGCCAAGGGCTTGGGTTGTTGTTGCGTCTACCGTCGACAAGGTGCCTGACCGTATGTTGTACAAGTCCTTAGAAAAAGTGTTAGTCGCTTCTTGCGATGCGAGGCCGTCAGGGGTGACGGTCATGTTGTTTAAGAAGTTTTGTCCGAGCGTGATGCGTTGGAAGTCTTGGTAGAAGATGGTGCTTCCACCTTCGTTTCGTCCGCTGATGAATACGGATGAGTTGATGGAGATGTTGTTTCTTGCCAAAAAGTAGGCGGTGTCTTGGGAGATGCGAATCAACCCTTTTTCCGTTGTCATGTTGAGGTTGATTCGGTTGGCGACGGTGCCGGTATAGGTGGTCGCTGATGCTGTTGATTCGCCGGTGCCATAGAGACTGGTATTGGCCGGTATCCCGTTGGCAGTTAACAAAGATGAGAATTGTCCGATTTGCGTGATTGTGCGGGCTTGTGTCAAAGCCAAATTCGTGGCTTGTAGTCGACCGGCGCGAGCCAGCCAGTCATCGCAAATAATTGTGGCTGTCGACCCTTTTCCGCTGGTGACAGTGTTGGTTGTTCCATAAGCGTCGTTGTATTGGATTTCGGCTACCCAAAAATAGCCTGGGCAACTGCTGACGGAAATTTTGTTGTTAATTCCGAACAAGGCCGCCTGGTTGTTGTCGTTGTTAATAACGATGCTTAGTTGGTTGCCGTTCCAGTTATCTAGGTATGACTGACGACCCGAAAAATAGGAGTAGCCGCGAACGTGAGCGGTGACGTTGACGCCGCTTGAAAGGTTTTGAATTGTTGCGGCGTACGTCGACATTACATGGCTCGCGTGTTTACTGGTACCGGCCCGTTTGACCTGACGTACGACTGCAACGCTTTGACGACTGCGGTGGCGGCTTGATTCGGGTCAAGTGCATTTACCGTCAAATTGATCGTGTTGCCGCCTGCCCCCATCGGGCTGACATGCCCGCCACCAGCGCCGACAGTCAACAGTTCCGGGCCACGCTCCCCGACCAAATAGGTGCCGCCAGCGGACACGGTGCCACCCATCGCACGGCCAGGAATGCCTAGGGTGCCTAGAAAAGCGTTGGTTTCTGCGATGTGTTGCGCGGCCTGTCCGAGGGTGGTGCCGGGACGCAGGTTCATGATCTGCAACAGTCGGATGGCTCGTTCCACCTGGCCGGTGTCGACCATCAGTTTAATTTGGTTTTGTTCGGCGTTGGACGCCTGGACTGTTTGTAGCAGGGCGGCGACTGTCTGATAGGTGCGATCCATTTCGTTGCGGAAAGCGTTGTATTTGGTCGGGTCACCGAAAGCGGCGGCGGCTGCTTCCTCGAGGCTTTTTACCTGTTCAATGGCGTTGCGGAACATGGCGTCACGGTCAAGGTTGCCCAATAGCCGTTGCCAGGCGATGTTGAGGTCGTAGGTGCCGTCCTCTAATTGTGCGAGATCACCGTCAAAAATGCGTGACTGGCGGCCGGCTTCCACCATCGTTTGATAACCGGATTTCCATGCGTTTTCTAGCGCCTTAGACGCTTCAACGGTTGCGATGAATTCTTTCACCACTTTTTTATCCAGGATGTCGGGCATGATTGTTAATGCGTCAGCAACCTTTTTGCCTGCCTCGTAAACAGACAACATGACTTCGGCAAGATCGACAAGGATCGGCAAAAGGTCGGAGCCGACAGTTTGGGCTAGGTCTTCGCCAACGTCTTTAAGGTTGTCCAAGTTGTCGCGTAGTTTGCGGGCTTTGGCTAGTTCGGCTTCGTTGACAACCTTGGCGCCGGACACTTGGTCAAGGCTCTTTTTCAGTTTGTCGGAGCCTTGGCCGATCAGTTCGGACATGGACTGCCAGCCTTTGCCCAACAGTTGAGAGGCGACGCGGGCACGTTCGGCCGGATCTTTGATGCTGTTTAGCCGGTCGACGACGTTCAGGAAGGTTTTGTTGGCGTCAACGGAGCCGTCTTTGGCGTAGGCGATTTCAACGCCTAGTTCTTTGAACAGTTTGGGGCTGGTGCCCAACGCCTTGTTCATTTTGCCTATGGACGCCTCGAGGATGCCTTGGTCAATGCCGATGTCTCCGGCTACTTCTTTGAGGCGTGACGCTTCTTCAACGGTAAGGCCGGTGGCGTCAGCCAGTTTTCCGGCTGCCAGCGCTAGTTGCTGGGCGCCAAATACGGCTTTGACTGCGAACGTGGCAGCCATGGCGGTGGCGGCGGCCGCGAATTTGCCTGCGTTTTTAGCCAGGGCGTCGAAGGCGGCGGTGCCTCCGGCCTTGAGTTTGCCCATGGCACCTTCGGCGTCTTTGACTGCCCGGCTGATTTTCAGGAATTCGCGTTGGGCGGCTTTGATGCCGTCGTCAACGAACTGGCTGACTATGGGGATTTGTACTGCCATCAGACGACCTTCACAATCTTGGACACGAACGTTTTGCCTTGCTTGTATGCCAGGGCGTAGGACGACTGGTTCATGATTTTTTCAACGAGTTGCCGGATCTGTTCTTGGATGTCTTTGGCGGACATTTCGTACGCTTTCCACATGATTCGGGACGGGGAGCCGTAACGGGATGACAGCACGTTGATCATTTGTTCACCCTGCGGGGTGGTCGCTTTGCCGGACATGTCGAACAGGGTGGCGGTCGGGTCGTTCCATTTCATGCCAAACACGGCCGCCTTCTTTTTGGAGCCGGACGTGAAAGCCTTAATGGATCGTCGTTCGGCGTTGGCATTCCACGGGAGCAGGGAGGTGGCGTCCTCGTTGCCGCGATAGGCGAAGTCGCGGACGCGGCCTCGGTTCGGGTTAGCGTACCGGGCACCGGCCCGACTGGCGGCACGTTCCGCGCCACCCACGTTGTACGACCGGCTCCAGCCGGACATGGGAACGTCACCGGGTAGCAGGCGTTTGGCTTCCTGCACCATCGGGGCGGCGATCGTGGCGAAGTCGCGGGTGATTTGACGTCGGGTGGACTTGTCCAAGGCGTTGAGGATCGCCAAGGCTTCCTTGACGCCTTTCACCTCAAGCGTGGCCCCGACTGTCACCGTTTTTTCTCCTTGATAATCGCGGCGACCGTCGCTAGGTCGTCCGTGTCAAAGGGTACATCAGGCGGCCACCAGCCGGTGCTGATTAGCAGTTCTGCTAGTGAGCGTCGGTAGGTGCCTGCTGGAAAGGGCCGGACGCCTCCTCCGACACCACCTCCAACTCCACGATCTTCGGGATAAACGAGTCGAATTCGACGGGCACCACAATCTTGGCTTGCTTACAGCAGTCCCATGCCATAAACGCAAGGTCTTCCATGCCGATGCCGTTGGCGAGGTCTCCGGCTTTGCGCCGGTACTTTCGTTCCCATGCGATGATGGTTTGCAGGTTAGTGGTGACCACAAACGGGCCATCACCAATGTCAACCTTGAGGTGCAGTTTCATGTCGGGCCTTTCGGGTTAGGGATGAATCACGCCTCGGTGTAGGCGAAGGTGCCACCGTTGAAGGTGACGGAGCAGGTGGCCAGTTCGCCAACCGTGTACACCACAGGCAGTTCGGCCAGGAAGCCGCCAGTGAGGGTGCCCAACGGGTTGGTGGCCGACACGGCTGCGCTGGTCTGCTTGATGGTCACGTTGGTGGACGTGCCGACCAGCGACTTGAGGGTGGCGTAGGTTTCGGTGCTGGCCGTCGACCAGTACAGATCCAGGGTGATGCTGTTCTCCTGGAGGCCGGCGACGTACTTCATGGCGGTGTCACCGAAAGCGGTGTTGGACAGTTGGGCGAACGTCTGGTTGACGGTGGCGCCGCTGCACTGGTCGGACAGATCCACCGCGTTGACGGTGACGACTGGGTTGCTGAGGTAGGTCGACGTGGCCATGGTTCACTCCTGGGTGGTGTTGGCGGCGTCGGGAGCCTTGGTCTTATTTTTAGCAGATTTGGCGGGGGCCGTGTGGGTCTCCTTGAGGAATCCTCCGGCGATCAACGCTTGCACGTTGATGCCTTCCTGAGGCTCGTAGATTGCCCCCAGTTCGCCTAGACGGGCGGAGATGATGCGAAGTGCCATGGTCATGCCACCTGTGCTTGTAGGGGGATTGTGAGGTCGTAGGCGGGGAATTCTTGGCCGCCGATGACGACGGACACCGGCCGTCCGTCAGTGACTGCGATGTTCTTTTCGAACAGTTGGGCGCAGATCGCCAGGATGTTGCGGAGGGCGTCCAGGTTGGACGGGCCCAACGAGAAGACGCGCACGGAGAAATCCATTTTTACGATGTTGCCACCGTTGAAGGATGTCCACGAGGGGGCGTCCAAGAAGACGCAGGGTGGGTTGATTTTGCCTGGATCTGTGACGACGCGCAGACCTGAGATTGTCGCCAGGGTGGCAGACAGGTCGTCGATCGCTTCGTTGAATAGATCTGTGTAGGCCATGTCATGCGACCTGCGGCCTCGAGATACCCAGCAACTGTTTGATCAGCGGGGACAGGCCGACAGTGGGGGCGGTGCCCATTTCGGTGAACGACGCGAACTGGTCGATGGCGCCGCGCTGACGGTACAGGGCGCCGCCGTACATGATCGTGCCCAGGGTGACGTCACCTGACGGGCTGGTGGCGAGCGCGTCGATGTAGCCGGACTCTTGGCGGCGTCGGAAGCAGAAAGCGTTGGCGGCGGCCGCGCACTGTGTCAGGAACGTGGTTTCTGCGCCACCGGCCAGCGTGATGCCTAGCCAATCTTGGATCTGTGTGTAGGTGATCCATGTGCAGGTTGGCGTGTAGGCGATGGTGCCGGTGATGGCGTTGATCGTTTCGGGTGTTTGGGTGTCGGCCCACATGACCGCATTGGCAAGCGGGTATGAGGTGTCGTATTCGATGATGCCGTCACTGTTGACGTTGATCGGCAGGTATTGCGGGAGGGCATAGACGGTTTTTGTGCCGTTGTATGCCGCTCCCGCACCTGCGACGGTCACCGATCCGCCCACCACGATTTCGTTGGGGGTCAGCGTGGTGGCGGTGACGTAGCCGGGGATGATGACGCCGTATTGGATTGTGTAGGTCGCCATCGGGCGGCCCCTCCGATCAGGCCTGGGTGATCTTGCGGATCATCGACGACACGGCAGCGAAGGTGCTGACGTAGCCGTAGAACGAGAAGGTGCGTCCGAGGGTGGACGGCACTTCCACGGACATGAGGCCGCGAACCTGCTCGTAGAATTCGAAGGCCTTCTGGCTGTTCGTGATGACCATGGTCTTGGCAGCGAAGTTGCTGTCGACGACGATCTCGAGGCCGAGCGGGTTGCTTCCCGTCCAGGTGGTCGCGTTGCCGCCGCCGAGGGCGTTGAAGCCCTGGAGGCCGGGGGCGCCGACGTACGGGAAGACGGGACGGTTGGAGCCGTCGACCAACTGGCCCATCTGGCCCCACACGTCCGGCGACACGAAGATGGTGTCCGGGAAGAAGTTGGTTCCGTTGGACACGTCCACCGCGGCGTCGTAGATCGACTTCATGAGGTCGGTAACGGTGCCGTCCCACACGCCGCTTGAGGTGGCGGCGGCCAGCAGGTTGTCGGCGGCGAGGTTGTCGCTCGCCAACATGTATTCGCCCATGAGATCGTTGAGGATCAACTGCATGGCGGCGGGGCTGGTGAAGTCCATGTCCTGCGCCGACAGGGTGACCTGTCCGGCCAACGTGGTCTTGCTGACGCTGTTGGACGCGATGACCATCGTGGTGGCCGACACGGCATTCAGTTCGGCGGCCTGCGAGGCGACCGACGTGTGCGTGGTGATGGTGGGACGCACGAACGTCTTCTGTGCGCCGCCGTCCGGATAAGCGCGGGCGCCCAGACGGTTGACGACCGGCCTCACGAAGTTGATGTTCTGCACCAACGGGCCCAACACCGGCACCGGAAGGAGGCCCGGCGTGTCGGTGGTGATCACGTCACCTGCGGCCGCTTCGAACGACGACTGGTTCTCCTTCTTCCAGTCGATGACCTGACTGTTCACCTTGGCGAAGGTGTCGCCTCCGATGTGGTAGGCGGCCATCCACTCACCGGCCGAGGGAAGGCGCGGAGCCTTCTTCGGCTGTGCGAACAGGATGGGGGCGGCGGTGGGTGCGGCTTCGGGGGCGGCGGCTTCGACTTCGGACACTTCGTTCTCCTCGTTCAGGATTTGGTCGTTTTCGGTGTCGGGAGTCGTGTCCGCGGAGGCGGCCACATCGGTGATGGTAGCACTGGCGAAAGCCGGAATGGGGACAAGTGACAATTCCCGCCATTCGGCTGCCGTGATGACGGTGGTGCCGTCTTCCATCTGGTAGGAGTCGATCACGTCGACACCCACGGAAACGCTGTCCAACACGCCTTCTTTGGCGAGTTGCAGGGCTTCGTCACCGGCTGCGGTGGCGGCGATTTTGGCGGTGAACAGCATGCCGGAGCCGTCGGAGGCTTCGCGTCGTTCGGTGACGAGGCCGACCGGCTGGCTGGCGTCGTGGTACATGAACAGTTTGGGGGCTTTGCCGTCGACGGGCAGACTGCCGGGGGCGAACATCACCGAGGCGCCGCCGGACACGGTGGCGGACAC